CTCATCCGGGTTCCAGCCGCACCGCACGCAAAGAACCGGCGCGAGCTTTGCATACGGACAGGCATCGCCCTGCTTCGGCAGCCCGCATGCCTCGCGCGGGCTGCTCTCGTTTTTTTCTGGCATGTTAGACCTCCTGGATCTCGATCCCGAATTTGGACCGCATGAATTTGCGGTTCCGCAGATATTCCTTGGTCCGCGTCGGCTTGGTCTTCACATCTTCGACGACGAGCTTGCCGCCGAATTTGTACGAAAAGTCCGCCGTGTACCGCACTGCGCGGATCCGCTCCCCGGTCTCTGTCACATAAGATTCCTGCAGCGTGAATTGCGGCTGCAGCCGCAGGTCAGAGATGATCCCGGCCCGAAGCATCACCATCAGCTCGTCATAGCGCCGGGCTTCCTTCTGACTGTCGAAGCGCAGCTCGCCGCGCGTATCCTTCCGGCTGCCGTACTTCGTCTTCCCATGGCTCCCCTTGTGAAGGGTAGCTGGCGCCGCAGCGCCTGAAAGGTCGCGCATCTGCCGCGCGTAAGCCTCCCGCATCCTCGGCGGCATGTCCGCCATGGATTCAAACCGCAGGCCGCTCATTTCGTCACGCCTCTACTGCCGTCCATCCGCGCACCGCACTTACCGCAGAAGTTGTGCCACCGTGAGCACAGCGTTGCGCCGCATATTGGGCAGTTGTCATACGGGATGTCCGCATGCACCATATTCCTGCGGTAAAGTGTAGAGCGGTCTCCCGCTAAAACCCCGATCTCCTCATGGTATCCCACAATCGTCCTCGTGCGCACTTCCGTCACCGGCGTTCCATGCACCACCTCCGCAACGTCGGCGGCGGGCAGTCTCTTGATAACGTCCATCGCTGCGTAAGCATAGTCGTTGTATAGAGCTTTCAACGCATCCTCGCGCCGGATATAATCAGTCATAATCCATATACTCCCTTCAGATTCTGTTGCAACTCGGGCGGAAGGGCGTAAAACGGCATGCATCTACTCAGGATCTCTGCTTTCAAAAGCCGCTCCGCCTGCCGCTTGGTCAGCCGCCGCTCTCGCTTCTTCTGCGGCAGCTCGCCTTTTGCCGCCGCAATAGCGGTCGGGTTGTGCTTATGTTGACCCATCGTCCTGCACCTCCACGCCAGCCTCGTCCAGCAGGTCAGAAAGATCGGTGTCCACGCTGCTGCCAATAAAGTCGCCATTTTCGTCGTAGTGGTTGTACTCCGTGGTCGGTCTGGATTCTATCCCTGCAAACTCTTTTAAAAGTCTCAGATATTCGTCGTTATCGAAGAGCTGAGCCTGATAGAGTTGTCTCAACTGCGCTTTGGTTATACGCCTAGCCATCCTTCTTGCCCTCCTCTACACGCGGCTTAAGCCATTCTTTGATTTGCATCGCGCAGGAGCAGCAAAGCTCAATATCAGGTGATTCCTCAAGGAACGCGCTTCGTACGTTTACATACGTCGCAGAACTCACGGGGTTTATCTCCGCCCCGCAGCGGTCACATATTCGTTTCGTTGCCATCCTTCTTGCCCTCCAATCTGTTCAAAGTAAAACTTGATCGGTTTCTCGTGCTCGATAACGTTGCCGTAGGCAACTCCCACCTTGTAGATGTAGTTCTCCCTGAGTTTGCGCGGGATCTCCTCGATATAGCGCCGGAATGTCTCCAGCGTGTTTGCCCGCTTGTAGTGGTTGCACATCCGGCAGGCAGGCATGAGGTTTGAAATATCATCTGTTCCGGCTTCTTCAATATCCCACGCTCGCAGCGGCCGGAAGTGGTCTACCTGCATGTCTCGGATATCGATAGACCGTCCGCAGTAGACACAGTGGCCGTCATACTTCGCATAGACCGCTTCCCGTTTTTTCTTACTGAACCTCATACTCCGTCCACTCCTTCAAAATACCGTTTCTGTTCTTCCTGCGTAGGCCAGTCTGGGTCGAGGCAACGCTTGCGGCGGTTCCGTTTCCATCCGCTGTAAATCTTCGCATCGCGCCCGTCGATGGTGTACCCAACGCCGCGTTCTGCCCGGTTGTGAACCAGAAGTGGTCGCGGATAATTCGGATTTCGTGCCCTCAGAACCTCATACTCGCCGACAGGTTCTTCGAGTTTCCAACCACTTTGCTTCAAGTATGCTCTGAGGTCGGACAGCATCCCGTGTCTGACCGTCAATCTGTTCTTCATCTGCCACTCCATTTCCTGCAGCGCCCGCTCGGCTTCGGCGCGCGTCAAAAATATGCTCTTCCCGATTGCATTTTTATCGAAAGCCGGGCCGCATGCCGTCTCGTAGATGACCTCGCGCACCGTGTGCTCATACACCCTCACCCCGTCAGTCTCGTACACCTTGCACGGCAATATAATGACACGCCCGTCCTTGTCGGCCTCGGCTAGCTCTACAAGCCTGCTGATTGGCGTATTGTTGAGCGTTTCGAGATCAACCATGTGCTTTGCGGCCAGCGCAAGCTTAACCGTTTCCACTGCTTCCGGTTCAAGCCCCGTGTCCTCGTAGGCTGCGAGTCGCTCACACACCGCTGTTTCAAACGGGCAATCCTTGATTTTGCACCCGCTGCCGTAGCACGGTTCCTCAAAGCAGCGCGGATAATAGGCATGACGGGTTTGTCCGCCATTCCATTCAGTCAGTCGCTCCATGTCTCATACTCCTTCCCGACGTATTCACAATATGCTTTCTCGAGGCGCGCGCCTGCGCTGTCCTTCGCGTCTGGCAGGAAAACGGCCAAGTCCGCTACGTCGATCATCGCCATACAAATGCGCATATAGTCCGCAGCCTCCATCCCCTCCGGCAGCTCCGCCGGATTCAGCACGATGTTCCCACACATCCGCAACCCCACTGCCGCCCTTTGAAATTTCGCCTGACACCCCTGATCGCCCGTGATTTTACCGGCGATGTAAATCTTCATGCTTTTCCATCCTTTCCCGGCAGCGGCACCATATGGCATTTATCTGCCGCAAATTCTGCGACATAGAGCAGCGCAGTGCAGGCAAGCAGGATGTCGGCCATGAGCTCTTGCGCATCTTGCTCTCCAAGCCCATCGAATTTTTTCTTCTGCAGGTACTCTGCGTACATAGCGCCAAGCTTTTGGATATTCTCCGCGGCTTCCTGGTACCGTTCTTTCGGCACCGTATACCCAAATCCTACCTTTTTGATTTTGCTCATGCCTTTTCTCCTCCCTCCGGCGTTTCCGGCGCTTCCGGCAGCGGCATCCAGTGGGTGACTACGCTGCCGATGCAGTCCCGCATTGCAATGCCATCATATCTGCGCCACGTATCAGCGCTTGTTCGGTATGCTTCTCCAACAAATACGCCGTCCGTAGCAAGAACGCGCGTCCCAGGCTTTGGGTGCCTGTCATCTACGCTGACCCACTGCGGCACTTTCTCCCGCAGCGCCGCATTCTCGGCGGTCAGGCGCTCGATCATGGTGATAGCTTCATCCGCCAGCCGCTCCGTGCAACGCACATACTTCATTTGTGGACAGAGCCCGCAGCCCTTCTCTATATGCGTCGCGCAGATACGCAGTACCTGTATAATTTCCTCGTCTGTCATAGCGCGTTCTCCAATCCTTTCCACTCAAATTTCGGGTGCGATAAGCAGTTTGAGCAAGGGCAAACTCTGTATTGATAACAGTCATCGCAGGTGTTCTCGGTACACCGAGCATCGAAACAATACGAATCATTTTTGCAGATCTCACACAGTTTTCTGGAATTTGCAGCTTCGATCAAAGCATTCCTTTCCTTTTCCAGCCGCTCGATCAGGTCGGCAGCAGCAAGCTTCAACGGGTCATAACATACAATCTCTCCACCACTTGGTTCAGGGCGTGGCGTACCATTGGCATCCTCTCCACACCGCAGCGCCCGTATAATTTCCTTTTCTGTCATGGCGTATCCCTCCAAAATTCGTTGAACTTTTTCCCAGTGATAATCGGGCGGCACCATTCGCGCTGGAATCTCCGCCACTCAGAATCGTACTTTCCATCCTCTCCGCGAAACAGCATGGCATACGGCACGAATCCAGCACGCATGGTCTGCGCCAGGCGCTTTTCAGCGTCCTCAAAGCTGTCTCCGTCGTAGCCGCACAGCACATAGCAGCACATGGTATGGCTTACCGGGCGAAATCCTGCAGATCGAAGTTTCTTGCCCATCTCTACCAGCGGTTCCAGATCATCACGAGTGTCATATGCCGTGTATAGCCTCGCCGGTTTTACCTCATGTAAAATGTCCGCTTGCCATTGCTGCAATAGTGCCGGTTCTAAGCCTCCCGTAAAAATTGCCCTGTGTTTCTGCCTCTTAAGCATGTCACAAACTGCCCGAAAATGCGTTTCTGACGTTCCAAGAATGTTGTCGTCAAGGATGTTCCAGCCGTCCACGATCGGAAGCTCCCGAATTACGCCATGCGCGCAGCGCGGTACGGAGCAAAACCAGCAGTCCTTTGTGCATCCCCGCGAGGTAAAAATCAAACCGTCACGCAGGTAAAGCCCCGGTGTGAAGTCTCCCATGCGATTATCGAATGCCGGACCGCCGACTTCTACCGGTACGCCGAGAATCTGCCATGTGTCGTATAGTTCCTCTGCACGTTCCAAATCCCACGTGAACGTCACGGAAATATGTACCTTTGTCACTCCCGCCTTGATGCAGTCCGAGATGTTCTCAATCGTCGGCTCACTGAAGAACGCCAGCGCATCAGTCGGCGAAGCGTTTGTCTTTCGTGGAAATACACGGGCAATCGCGGTCTGCTCTAAATCGCTCACGTCACATTTCCCCTCCTATTTTCCGTTTCCCTCTTGCTGCTCTCCGGCAGTTTCTCGCCCCGCCATCGGTCATCTGGCTTATGTCGACGATTCTGGCGCGTTTGTCGTAGCCCGCGTTCCGTTCAGCCTCATAGGCAAGCCACGCTTCGCAGGTAGCCCCACAGCCCGGTTCGCGTCGCGGGCAATCCCTGCCGCATGGTCCGGCGTATTTTAGCCTGATCATGTCTTCCTCCTGACCTGCACCGTCACTTCCGCCTCCCAGCACTCCGGTTCCCGGACGGTGATAATCTTCCACCGCCCGTCCTCCGGGTCCTTGACGCTGACGAGGTAAAACGTCTTGTTCTGCATCTTCTGCGGATACTTCCGCGCCCTTAAAGGCGTTCTGAGCTTCGGCATGAGCCGTTGGTAAATCGGCAGCGGTTCCGGTATGACAATCCAGACCTCGATTCCCTGCTTCATCATGCTTCCTCCCCCAACATCCGCTGAATCGCCGCCCGCTGCACATCGGACAGCTCGTCCCCGTGATGCTGCACGTTGTAGCCCGGCTTCTTCCCCGGCTGTGACGGCGCGCCCTTCTCACGTTCTTTCGATTCCCACGTCAAAAACTTCTGTTTCCAGTTCCGTACGGGGTCACCCTTCCCGTCGACCCAGTTTCCGGCAGAATAATAGTCGAAAAATTTCTGTGCCAGATTCTGGACTCCACGCTCCTTCGCGTATGCGGAAACCTCTTCCAACGTAGGTGGTATAAATTTCTTACGTTTCTTCTCAGAAATAGAACTACTCTCTTTTCTATTTCCATTTCCATTTCCTAAAGGTAATACCGTGGTATTACCGCAAGCACTACCATCAGCCATACCAGAGTTATCATTTTCTTTGTTCCAACGCTTGCTGATGTTCTCCCTTTGACGCTGGCAATGTTTGTCTCTTTTTTCGATTTCAAGCTCCATCCGGCGATTAAAGTACTTGCCGTCCTCATCCTTCTGAAACTTGCTCATAACCTCGTCTGACGGCTTTTTGACAGCCCGTATGATTTCCTGCATCGTCATATGCCCGCGCTCTCTTTGGAGGCACAGGAGCGTGATATACTGCCCACGCTCCCGCATATCCATCAAGGCACAGCCGGATAGGAAATCCGATGTGTAAAACAAGACGGCAGGGTCTTTGTTGTTTGCCATCCCGCCACCGCCTTAGAACGGCGGCTGATCGCCGTCATCTTCGTCCATCATCGTAAACCCGCCGGGGTTTGCCGGGTCCTTCGGCTCCGAAGATTTCTTTCCTTCGCCGAAGTAAACACGGTTTGCTACGACCTCGGCAGACCGGCGCTTGTTCCCGTCCTTGTCCTTCCAGTCGCGCAGCTGCAATCTACCGTCCACGACCGCCATACTGCCCTTGAAGAAGTATCCGCTGACAAAATCAGCTGTTCCCTTCCAGGCGACGCAGTCGATAAAGTCCGTCTCTTTCTCTCCGCCCTCCGGCGTAAAATCTCGGTCAACCGCCAGCGTGAAGGATGCAACGGACGTTCCGCCCTGCGTCTTTCTCAGTTCCGGGTCGCGCGTGAGCCGACCCATGATCACAATGTGGTTCAGCATGCTTCCTCCTTCTCCCCGAAGATGGTTTTCAGGATAGCGTCAACCTCATACGATTTCAGTTCTTTGTACGCTCTCTCGAGCATCTCAAGCTTTGTGCTTCTCGACACCAGTTCCTTATACTGGTATGCGTCAAGATAAACAAGTGATTTGCGTTCTTCCATGCTTACATCCCTTTCTTATAAATCAGTTTCGTTTCATCCCAATCGGGATATTTCATTTTGAGATACCATTTGATGTACTCTTTCATGTGCTTTCGCTTTTCCGTCTGGTCAAAGTCGTTGTGGCACTTATCGCAAAGCGTCACGATATTCTCTTCAACCCCAATCCCGCCCTGCGACCGTGGGATGAAATGACACCACGGATTGCCGGGGTGGAGGCAGACGATGCAGAGCCCGCCGTCGCGCGCCCAGACGGCTTTCTTAACCTTCTCAGGTATCTTCGTCGCCTTCGTTTCCTTTCTCATCCTGCCTCCATTCCAGCGCCATACGCTCGAGTTCTTCCGGCGTAAGCGTTTCAATGCCCTGCTGCTTGCAGTCCTCAACGACCAGATCAATAAGCCGCGCCATTTGCTTTGTGTCGTAGGTGCTCGAGCCGTAGTAGCAAATGATGTTCGTGCAGCCCGGAATTTTTGACGCCATAATCTCCGTACACCAGCCGAGACCGCGCGCTTCCCACCATTCCCGGAACCGCTTGACTGCTGCGTCCGGAGCGCATATCGTATCGGAGTTGTCACCAACATCCGGGATATAGTGCCGATAGATTTCCTCCGGCGGCGCACCCACTTTGACCGAAAGCTTATTGCAAAGCAACCAAAGATATCGGTTTGCATCCCGACTCCGCATCTTCCGGAACTCTTTAATTGCCACTGTGTACCTCTTTCGTGGGTCAAGTTCCCCGGCAACCATACGGGCTTGCGCCGGAAATTCAGGCTTGAGCTTCAGCCAGCTCCCCGAAGCGTCCATGCTCCACGAAGCTTCAACGATGTTCAGTTCTATCAACCGGAATGACCCCCTTTCTAAGGCACTTTGCAAGGTATCGAAGCCGTGGCAGATACTCCCCTTCTATCCATTCCCGATCATACGGTATCGGATGATAGGACAGCCTATCGTCTTCAATCTCCCGAAACCAGTTTCTGTAGTCTTCCGGTTCCAAATGGTACGCCACGATACGCAGCGCCTTTTTCGCCGCGAACATTTCAACCTGTGCTTGCATCCAGTACGCGCGGGACACCTTGAAGGATTCTCCCTTGTGCGTCTTTACCTCTGATATTTCCTGCGCGTCCTCGCCATCCAGATTCACCCGCAGCCGAAGCCGCCGAATCTTGATTTGCCTGTCCATCTTTCGGATGCCGATATACTCCAGAATCCTGTGTTCGTAAGCACTTCCGGTATCCATTTCCAGTGTCGAAAAGTGGTCGCGGTTCACGCCGAGCTTTTGCAGCCAAAAGCTGCGGAATGTCTTTGTGTCCCATCTACCCATGATCGCCGCCGTATCCGACGCGCCGAACCATCCGCTTCTGTCGTGATCGTGTATCATAAGCGTTTCAGCGTATTTTCCAGATACTGAATGTTACCGAACGACGCCATCAGCTGATCGAATTTCTTCTGATTCAGCCCAAGCCCCGAGAGGATATAGCTCATATCCGCCCCGTTTTGCAGTTTTAATGTAATCAGCTGTTCGATTCTCTGCTTGATCGCCATAATGCTGTGCTGGGATAGGTCATCGTCCGCGCGTTCCGTGTTCTTGTCGTTCAGCCAGAGCTTGAAGCCAAGCCCTGTGTGAATTGCCACGCCCTTCACAAAGGCTCTTGCATGAGCGTTGGAAATCCGAAGCTGATTCAATGTGTCATCGTAAACCACTAAGGAACCGTTCATCAGCGGCATATCCATGCGGAATGTCTTATCGTCGATGTGGATTTCGACGGAAACGAAATAGCACCCCGTCGTTCTGCCATTCTTGTCATGGACTTCTTTTGACTGGAATAAGTACCCGCCAGTCTCATTTTTCAGCGGCACAAAATAGACCTCATTCGCCCCGTTTTCGTGAAGCAGCATCTTGCATTTCGCCCACGGGAGATACGGAACTTCAATCGGCTTCCCGCTGTCATCCTTCGCCTTCCGCTTGTCACAGAACGGCAAAACGTCGATCTGTACAAGCTCGTTAAATCCTTTCAGCATACTTTCCTCCTTAAATCTTGCAGACTTGCTTGTCCAAGCCGCACATTTCGGCAATGCGATTCGTGCCATACGTTTCCACCAAATGCTCAATCAGGGCGTTATGTACGTCCCAGTTCTCGCTCGGAAGCGCGGCGGCAATGTTCCCTTCGTCGGAAACAAAGTACTCATTCCCGTCATAAATCTCTGCGCCGTTGATATCCGTGATAAACGGCGCTTGCTGTTTATCTTCCATCATTCCACCAACCTGTATCTGGCATAGCTCGTATCCTCGCCATACCGGTTCTTGCTCGTTTCCATGTCGCGCCGGATGTTGTACCCTTCGCGCTTCAGATCGTAGACACGCGCTCCAAGCCGCATGCAGCCGAGGTCCTGCATCGCCTCAAGCTGCGTAATGCTGCCGAAGTCGCGCATGTACTTCAAAACCCGTTCAGCCTGCGTCATAGCTACCTCCAAAGCTGCGTGAAGATCGAACTGAAAACAATCTCGCGATAGAATATCTTCGGCGGCGCGGGTAACGGCTCTGCGTGCGTCGCAGCAAGCACCTTCGCCGCTTCTGCCTCAAACTCAACGGAGAACCATCTCTGCCAGTCAAGGCAGCGACACTTGCCTGTATCGTGGGTGCATTTCTTGCACGGGTAAATCATAACAGCACCGCGCCGCCGAAGAAGATCACCGCCGCGCCGCCAAGCGTGAACGCCGCTTCGAACAGCCCGAAGCCCAGCAGGACCGCCGTGCCGCCCAGAAGGACGCAGCCAATCGAGAAGCAAAATGCCTCCGAAGCCTTCAAAAGCTCCGGCTTCCTTTTCCGCTGCCGGATAATCTTGTCCCACCGCTCGCCGAGTTCGCGCTCTCTTGCGCGCCGGTGATTCGCCTCAAGGATATATTCAACGTCAGTCATCATGTACCTCCACAAATTCCCCGTTCTTAGTGGGTCCATCCTTCAAATGCCGCTCAATCCAAGCATTAAGGTCCTTCGGAAAAACCCAGTAGACAGGTGCTTTCTCTGTTTTTACCGCCTTACCAAACGGGAAAACACCCTGTTGCAGCCCCAGCCTAAGGACCTCAACACCGATCTGCATGCCGTTTTCTCGCAGAATCTCTACCGCTTCTTGCGGCGAAATCGTTGCTCGATTTAACATCCTATCTCTCCTTTTTCTTTTTCTAAGATTAGAGAAATACTATCTATTCCATTTCCATTTCCTAAAGGTAATACCGTGGTATTACCGGAAGTGTTACCACGCTATCAATGTGGTTCATGTTTTCTCCTTTTCCTCACGTAAGTTCAAGTACCACGTAAAGTTCCTCTTTCTGATGCAGTCGGCGCTGGCGTCGGATAATGAACATCCTGCATATGCAAAAAGTAAAAGTAGTTCGTCTCCGCCGACTTCTATTTTTAGCCTTATGTTCTTTCCTTCCCTCACAACTTTAGCCGCAACCCTACTTCTAACGGTTGCACGCTTTCCAATTTCATCCCACAGCTCGTTAGCCTCTTCGTTACTCATGTTTCCTCCTTTTCCGTCTGAGCCTCTTTTATAAGGCTCAAGGTTCCTTCCGTTTTCTCGGCTTCTGTAGCAGCGAGTCGACCGATACGCCAAAATAGTCTGCAATCGCTTTTACAGTGTCGATGCGCGGGGCAGCGTCCTTTCCTGCCCACTTTCCGATTGTGCCGTTGGCAATGCCGCACGCCTTTTCTACGGTCGCGATGTTCGTCTTGTGCTTCTCGCAGAGGCGCTTGACATTCTCATAAATCAAAAAAATCCCTCCAATCTGTTCGAATACTACTTGACAGAGAATAGAAGATAGTCTAATATAAGCGTGTCAAGGCAATTAAATATCTTCTAAAAGTCCGTCTTGGTGAGGGGCTTGGTTTTTTGTACCCTTCACGTCTCTAAGTATATTAGAGTTTGCCCTAAAAGTCAAGAACTATTTTCGCGTTTAGTCTAATTTTTTTAAGGTGCCGTACATGCTCGATAAAATCAAAGCGCTATGCAAAGAAAAGAAAACTTCTATATCCAAACTGGAAAAACAGCTTGGATTTGGTAATGGTGTCATCGGCAGATGGGATAAGTCTGTTCCGAGCTATGAACGACTCGCCGCGGTTGCTAACGCGCTTGATGTGCCAGTATCCTACTTGACTGGCGAAACCGATGACCCGTCTGCGGGCATAAAAAAAGAGCGCCCCGCCGATGGCGAAGCGCGTGTCTGTGATTTGCCGGAATCAATTCAGAAGATCATAAATATTTGCCTAGATCGTCCTGAACTTGCGTCTGCGTTATTAACTCTTGCGCAGCAGATAGAAAAAGGTTGAGTTTCTCTGGTGTAAGTCTCATAAGTGTTTCTGTCAATTCTTTAATCGTTGCGATTTCCTTTTCATCCATTACAATCTCCTGTCTCCACTTCCGCCGTCCTTTTCTTAACCTCCAAATTTTATCGTTTCTTTTTGTGTAGATTTGTTCTTGAGGCTGTCAAACTCTGTTGGTAAAATCGTAGTATCAAATCAAATTTTGACTATGAGGGATTTTTACAATGAAAAGAATGCTTGCGCTTTTTCTCGCTGTGCTTCTTCTGACTGGATGCACGGCAAAAACCGCGAAGAGAGAACCAGATAAAGAGAGGGAAACAGAAACAATCGCCGTTACTGACGCAAAGGTTGGCTCTTCTCCAGAAGTGCCGGAGCCCGAAGAGCCGATTGTTCAGGAACAGCCCGAGGTTCCCATTGCGCCCTCGTTCGATGAGCCAGTTGCAGAAACAACGTCACAGAAATCATCCGGCGTATACGTTGGAAGTATTGACTCGGATAAATACCACAATCCGGGTTGCCGCTTTGCAAAAGAAATCCTCCCAGAGAATGAAATCTGGTTCGATAGCACAGAAGATGCACAGAATTCTGGGTATTCGCCTTGTGGAGGCTGCCACCCTAAATAATATTATAGCGCAATGTTTACGCCAAAAAATAGAAAAGAGGAAAATAAGATGGACACTGTAGAAAGACCCGTTCCAACCGAAAATCAAAAGTTTTGCAAATTTTGTGGTGCGATCATCGACAAGGACTGCGTGATTTGCCCGAAATGTGGAAAGCAAGTTGAAGAATTAAAGTCCGCGCAGCCGAACGTCGTAATCAATAACACGAACACAAATGCGAACGTGAATACTATCCGCGGGTATGGTCGTCCGAAGAACAAATGGGTTTCATTCTTCCTTTGCCTTTTCTTCGGTATGATCGGTGCGCATAAATTCTATGAGGGCAAAGTCGGAACAGGAATCCTGTATCTCTTTACACTTGGGTTGTGCGGGATTGGATGGGTCATTGACACTATCACAATCTTGCTGAAGCCGAATCCTTATTACGTCTAACTCATAAATTTAGAGTTCTGCCACTGCTCCCGCTTTTCGCCGCCTACATCCGAGACGCAGGCAAAGAGCATGGGCGCTCCTTTGATGTAGTCCAGGCTCAGACTGTGGACGTCTTTGAAAAGCGCCCCGTCTACGATGACGTTGATCTTCCCGTTTTCCATTCTGATATTGATGCTCTGCATTTGGTGTACCTCCATATTTTAGAACGTTCGTTCAAGAATTTCAATTTGGAATCTTCCACAAAGAACACCTTGCATTTTCTTCGTCCGGTAACCCTCGTAAGCGGCAATTATGGGACAGACTATTTTGTATAATGGAATGTTTAAGATCGCCCCACCGTCGCTCCACCGGCGGTGGGGCTTTCTCACGCGCCTGTAACCAGCATAGCAAAACTGGCAGAAATGTCCACCCTCAAATTGGTAAAACCATACCCATAGCAGAAGAATCAGCGAAATATATGTGAAAATGGAGGTATATCATGTCGGCGATTCAGGAACTCGCCCCATATCTTTCTGCATATCAGAGTAACATAAAGCGGGCGAAGGAAGATCAGCATTACACCATCGATAGGCTTGTCGAAGAATCCGGCGTTTCCAGATCGGCTGTGACGAAGCTCTGCGCAGGAACACAGCAAGACCCGAAACTGTACAATTCTGCCGCGCTATGCCGCGTTCTCGGGCTGTCGCTGGATGAGCTGTGCGGGCTTGTCAAACCCGCAGAAAGCCCGGAAGAACTGACCGAGCAGATTCATCATGTCGAGATCGAAAACGCCAAACTGGAGGCAACAACAGCCGCGCAAAGCGCACAGATAAGGTCTACACATACAATGTGTTACGTCCTTGCTCTGTTTTGTATGCTGCTCTCCTTTTCTCTGATTGCCTGCCTTGTGACGGATGCGCAGATTCGGGACACAGGTCTCATTCGCGGGGGAGATTTGTCCGTAGCTGCATGGGCGTGCATTGCCCTGATCGTAGGTTCAGCGCTGGCTTCGGCAATTACTTTCTATGCAATCCGAAAAGAACGTGGAGGGAAACATGGAGTGCATCAAGTGTAAAAAAGAAATCCCAGACGGCTCGGCGTTCTGCTGCTGGTGTGGGAAACAGCAGCAAGCTCCGCAGCGAAAGGCTTTGAAGCGCGCAAACGGTACAGGGACAGTTTACAAGCTGCAAGGCAGGCGTACCCGCCCGTGGGTCGCTGCAAAGGGAAAAACCATAATTGGATACTATGATAAAAAAACAGCCGCCCTCGACGCGCTGGCGCGGCTACAAGGACGGAGTATTGATGAAATATATAACTGGACCTTCAAGCAGGTTTACAAAGCATGGAAGGATGAACACTTCCGCGATATCGGCGCGAAGGGAATAGAGTCTTACGAACGCGCATATGATGTTTTTGAACCATTGCATGACAGAAAATTTCGCGAACTGCGGACCGCTGATTACCAGATTGTCATAGACAAGTACAGCGATAAATCCCACTCGCTACTGTCGAAGTTCAAACAACTTGCAACGCAGATGTCCCAATGGGGAATCCGGCAGGAACTCATAACGACAAACTTCGCTTCGTTCATTAAACTACCCGAGAATGTGAAGAAAGAAAAAGAGATCTTCTCAGAAGAGGATATCCAGAAGCTCGAAGCGGACGGTTCCCAGGCAGCCAAACTTACCCTGATGATGGTATATACCGGTATGCGAATCGGTGAGCTGTTCGGGCTTAGAACCGAAAATGTCCATGAAACCTACGTGATCGGCGGGGAAAAGACAGAAGCAGGCAGGAATAGAATAATCCCAATTCGCTCCGAAGGGCGTAAATATTTCGCAGAATTCAAAGAGCGTGCAAAAGGCGAACTTCTGATCTCTGGGTATGCCGGGCAAAAAGTCATTGCAAATTTTCGCAAGCGTGACTACTACCCGCTTTTGGAGCGGCTCGGAATCTCTAAGAAAACACCACACGCAACAAGGCACACATTCGCAAGCTGGGCTGTAGCAAACAATATCAAGCCTGAACTCCTGCAAAAAATGCTCGGGCATGCAGACTATTCCACGACCGCAAACATCTATGAGCACTTTGACATTGACCAACTTGTGAATGCGATAGATGCGCCTGTTACTAACACGTTACTAACAAACCAAAAATCAGCGAAAAAGAAAAAGCCCTGAAACCTTTGAGATTTCAGGACTTTTTTGGTGGAGACTAATGGACTCGAACCATCGACCTCCTGCGTGTGAAGTAGACCTTCTGAAATTTCCTAAACTTTTTAAGCATGTTTTCAGACGTTTTTAGACTTTTTCAAATTGGATATTAAATCTCAGACGTTTTCAGATTTTTTCAGATTTTTTCGGTTACTAACAAATAGCTAACACGGTTACTAACACTAGACACGTTTTATCTTCTGCATAACAGAGTTATAAACCTTGCTGTTTACCATCGCAAGTGTATCCATGAGTTCATCAACGACCGCCCAAGCCTTCGCCGGGTCTTTCCCAGCTACTGCAAGCAAAAACTCACTGTCCCCGTACTCGCCCACGGTAGCCGGTTCTGCGGTCACAGGGGCGGGAGCGCCAGAGTAGTAACCCACAAACTTATCTCTGGCATTCTCCGCTCCCTGCATCTTGTCGCGTATCACATATAGGTTCGCCAGTTTGGCATAATTGGGATAGCTGGATTCTTCGTATTCCAGCCGTGCTATTTCCTTTCGGATTTCGGCTTCATCCAGCATGTCTGTCCCTCCTTATGCTCTGTCAATCTGCTCCATGCAGCGCCGGATAGCCTCGCGCGTTTTATCATCGTCTGCGTCGCTCATCATGTCTTCCAGCGTCGAGCGCATATGTTCCCGAACATCTGTCCGGCTGTATCGCCCCATAGAATCGCGGCGCCTGCCACGGTAGGAGCTGCCGCGCCCATACGTGCCGCGCATATCGGCTTCCCACTCACCATCTCGGGAATAGCCGCCGTCCTCAAGCATTTCGATTTTGTAGGTGTTCTTGATGGAACTCGTCAGCTTCTGGATTGCGTCCAAGTCACCGGCGGACATTTCGCGCTTGTCGGCGATTTCGTCCAGCTCTTTGCAGAGCATTTCACGGAGATTTCTTAAATCGTACATATTGCATCCTCCTTTCATGCCACTCTCTCAATCGTCAGATTGCTGTTAGCGAAATTGATAGCCTGCGTGCTTGTGTTTCTCATACCAACCGTCACACAGCAGCCCTTCGGAACAGAAATCTGTGCCGAAACATAAACGTTGAAATAGTTTTCAACTGCCGCCGGAGTCACGGTCGCCGTCGCACTTGCGATGGCTTCCCCATTGATCGCGAGCGCCGCCGTGATTGCTTCGACGGTTCCGCCGGTTGGGATGGCAATGTTGCCGCCGTAGGAAATTTTGAAAACCGCCTTACACTGGTTTGTCAGCCCGCGAAGCGTCACAAGCCCACTTCCCTCTCGATGCACAATGCACGGCTTGCTGCTGATCGCCGTTTCCGTCAGAGGCACATTCTGCCCGGCGGCAATTGTCTGAATGTTTACATTCGTAAATTCTGCCATAAAATCATTCCTTTCTAAATGCGTCGAATTCGACACGGTTAAAAATAGCGGCGGGACGATTGCCCCGCCGCGTTTCTCGAGTATCGGCAAGGAACCGATCATTTTCGTGATTCCACGAAAAAGCTCTACGTTATGGAGTTAAGCGCAGTTGCCACAGCCGTAGTTATAGCCGCTATTGCAGCCTGCAAACTGGTACGGAGCCGGTACCGCGAACGACGGGACCGGGCGCGGGTTGTAATACGCCAGCTGCCCACTTACGTAGGACTTGAGCGTGTCGTTCTGCGCCGCCTGAGAAGCCGCCAGCTGCGCCGCAAAGAGCTGCTGGTTCTGCTCGGCAATCTTCGCGTCCTTTGCAGCCAGTTCCTGCGCCGTCAATCTCTGGTCAATGCTGCGGAAGCCGCAGTTCATCGCGTCGATGATGTCGCGAGTGCTGTTCTGCACGGTGTTGCGGGTGTCGCATGCCTGCGTCGCCATGTCGTAGCGCACCTGGGCGATTGCAGCGCGGTTTTCACAGCAGCACTCCTGTGCCTGCATCGCCATGTTGTTCAGCTGCTGCATCAAGGCTGCCTGCTGGTTGCAGCGGGAAAGCTCCGCATTACCGAACCCCGTAAGTAGGGAGTTGTTCACGGCATAGAAGCCATCGCACAGCCCGCCGTTGATGAGGTCCATCTTGCGTTCGATGTTTGCGAAGTCGGAAGCCAGAACATAGCCGTCAACTACTCCGCCGGAATTGCCGCGGTTATTGCCGAAGCCATTACCGCCCCAGCCACAGAACAGGGCGAGGAACAGGATAATGAACCACCACCCGCCATCGCCTCCGAATCCGCCCCAGCCGCCGGAGCTGCCGGAAGGGGATACGTTCATGGTCGGCTGAATGCCGCCATCAGAAAGACTCATAATCATTTCTCCTTTCGTAGATTTCGAAATTTATCTCAATCGTGCGCACGAATTGAAATCTTAATTATCCAAGAAGCTGTTGAAACTGGCTTGCCGCCTGTTGTAGCTGGTTCAACTGCTGCTGCGAGATTTTCCCAGACTGTACCAGCTTTTCAACCTCCGCCCTCGGGTCTCCCTGAAAGCTCTGCTTGAACTGCTGAAACTGCCGCACCATATTTTGAAACTGCCCCATAGCCCCGGGCATTTGCCCGCCGCCGAGTGCATTAAACAGTGGGTTCATTGTCTGCCTCCTTCGCTTTTCTCACAGGCTTTACGCTCAGAGCCGCCACCTTCGCAGCCAGTTCGTCGAAATCCTTGCGGGTCACGTATTCCACCGTAGGCACTGTTTGCGGCGCTGTGTGGCTCACAGGGGCTGTAGAGCGCTCTACAAGGTCATACGTTGTCATTGCTGGTTTACCGCTTGCGTCGGCTTTCTTGACGTACACAACCGGCGCGTTCATATCCCAAAGCGTGACGGCGTTATTCGGCGCAACGATAAATTCGTTTGCCGCCTTTTCGTTCGGAACCCAGATGATAGACTGTCCCCCGCTCAGTTGCTGTGGTTGAGGTTGCGGAGTCGGATACTGCATCGGCGGCGCAGGCTGATACTGTGGACGCATCATTGGTTCCTGCATCATGGGCGGTTGATTGTAAATCGGCTGCTGATACACATAAGGCTGTTGTCCGAACATCATTTATCCTCCTTTTCCCAGTAGAACAGCGGAATCTCGTTTTCGGAGTTCCATGTATCAAAAATTGTCCCGTTTTCCACGCACACAACGTGGCTTGATAGCGCCAGCACGTACACGCCGCGCGGGTGGTCTGCGCAAAAGTCCGCGACGGTGTAGCAGTCCGGGCAGGTGTTTGGCACAACGTTCCGGGTAAATCCCTGCTGCCGGAGGTACGCGCCCCAGACACTGTTTGCCGACGGCATGTCGCCCATTTTCAGCCCATGTAGGCAAAGTCCGACGTATGTTTCATCCCAGTTCTTGCCCGTCGCCTTTGAGATCGCCCGAACGGTACAGTCTCCGACTTGTTTCCCTTCCGGGTTTGGATTGAAATAAGAAAAGCCCATACCGAACACTCCTTTGATGTGTCCAGTATGGGCTTTTTCGTATTTTCGTGTGCCTCAGTTGTGCATCACTTAGCTATACAGTTTGCTCGACGTGTCTCTCATGCGCTGCATAATCCCAGGGAGGCGTCTTTGCACCGTCGCCCTGCCAAGATACAGTTCCGTCGCGACGTCCACCTGTGGAAGCTTATCCACGAAGTATAGCTGTGCAATCTTTTCGTCTTCCCGGCCAAGATTCGCCTGATGAATGACTGTTTCCATGTCCCGGCGCATCAGGCCGCCAAGCTCCGGTGGTAGCTTGCATCTGGCTTGTGGAGCCATAGCCTCGCCCCCTTACTTCATCGCCTTTGCGAGCTTTTTGAGAAGATCGTCGCCGTACTTATAGGCGGCGAGATAATCAATCGTGCCGTCGGTCAATCCTGCTTTCTGCCGGATGGTCTTCTTTGCCTCCTCAACGGCTTCATCGATCTTCACGGTATCGTATTCCACCCACGGAAGCTTGCCATGCTTCTGCCAATTGCGGGCGTGGTATCCGGCTTTCGTGCCGATGTTCTGGACGGCGGTGATCTGTGCGCCGTTGTCCCAGATGGGCGTACACTCTACCGCCAGACCGTCCCCGATGTACATGCCCCAGTGGCCGGGCATCCAGAGACCTTCGCCGGGAATCAGCTTGTCCCAGCCGATGCCGGACACGGCGTAGCACTTTGCGATCATGCCGTCGGCGGAAACGTCCGGCACGCTGTTCGAGGCGTATCTTGCGCCGCCGTAGTAGGCGTTTTTGTTGCCGTTCCAGCCCCATAGAATGCCCTTCGTGAGGTTTACGCAGTCAAAGCCAAAATAGCCCTTGCCGATAAGATTGCGCAGATACGTGACTCTGCCGCCGGTGTACCAGTCCGGGTACTGGGCGGATTTCTCGTCAATGATCGTTTCGCCCACGGGGGCGCCGAAGCAGCCCCACATGTAGACGGTCTTGTAATTCTTCGCAACGTCAATGTGCCTGCGCACAAGTTCGGATGCTTTCATCATTTCTGTTCGCCCTCCTGCGGCGTGCCCGCATTGTCCAGCACATCCTGCGTCTTCTGGGACTGGGTCCCAAAATAAAACGCGATAATGACAGCGTAGATCGTCATAAAGTCCTGCGAGATTTTGCCCACGACTGCCATGTAGGCGAACACGCCGGTCAGCACCAGCGTGACCAGAGACTTGACGCTGAGCAGGTTGCCCAGCCGCTTTTTGATGTTTTCCATATGTACTCCTTTCATTCTACCGGTTCATTTGGTTTCGCAAATACTCTCTTGCACAGCAGGAGCAGCAGCTCCCCGCCAAACGCCGCTGCCGCGAAGATCAGGACGTCTGACAGGTCGGCGGGATGGTCTGTGAAGATGGCAAGCGTTTTGATGATGACCGCCCACGCGAGCGTAAGCGTCAGGGCGTAAATGCAGTAGTAGACCAGCTCCCGCGCCATGCGCCCCTTTGTCTTCCGCTGCGGCTTTTTCTGCCCGTCCGCCATACTAGCCTCCAAGCCCTGCCAGAGCCAGCGCGTAGCCGACTAAGCCCGAAACAATCGCCGTGACCGCGGCTTTGATTAAGCCCTCCCAGCGGCTGCCGGGGAGCGCCTTGAGGGTTTTCACGTCGGTCTTGATCTCGTTCACGTTCGACTCTATCGTCTCCTGCTTCGTCGCCAGCACCTCCACAGAGGTAGCCAGCTGGTGAAGCGCCTTGTTGTCCGTCTCCAGATCGTTAATCCTGTGCGTGTTGGATTTGCACCGCGCGTCCAGCGAAGCGATCTGCGCCTGAATTCCGTCGTCCATGTGTTCTCCTTTCTCGCCCTCGGGCGGCTGTTATTCTTCCACGTCCCACGCCTGCGGGTATTCTGCGAGACTATATGCTGTGTCCTGGTTCGCTTTGGTGAACTTTCCGTCCTGCACTGCCCATTCACCTGCCTTGTACACGTCGTGTGCGCCCGTTGGATGTACGAAATTCCGCGCCGTCTCGCGTGACGTGCCGTGGTAGGGTCTGTTAAACGTATACCATGCAGAATTTCCGGGCTTGATATCCGGGTAAACCGCATTGTCGTAGTTCTGGAAACATTCCCACGGTTCACCGCCCACGCAGAATACGTCCCCGGCAACATGTTTTCCCTCCTGCCACTCGTCGTAGAGCGCCGAACACATAATGATTTCATCCGCCGTTGTGGGCTGCTTGCCCGCCATGAGAAGTCTGACCGCATTTGCCGTGGAAACGGTCAAGTCGTATTCAACCGGTGTCACCACGACCGGCTGCGGCTCCGGCAGCGGGATATTCGTAAGAAGCCAGCTGCCGTCTTTGATGTCCTGCCGGAGATAATCGATCGGTACGAACGTCCGCAGCTCGAAGCCGTTATCCGCGAAGACCCCGACGGGACCGGTCAGCGCTGCCACCCCCGAAAGAGAATCGCCCGTAAACCGGACCGAGCCGGAGGTGCTGTATACCCGGACGTTCGCGTAGGTGTGATTGTTATGTGTGATGTACATAGTGCCTCCTTATGCTGCGAGCATGTCATTGGTGACTAGCATGTCACTGGGGAGAATGATTGCGGGTCGCACACCGTATGAAGTATATGAGGAGCATCGATTTCGGCTTCCGGAGGAGTCGACGTACCACACGCTGAGTGCGTTACCGTCGTACGGGGAGCGGAGCCACCAGCCATAGGGCGAGCCATTGAAGTTTGCGATGCGCTTGACGTTGCCTCCAGAGCTTGCGGTGAAGTAGTCCAGCTTCGCGCCATCTACCGGGAAGTAGAGGCTGTCACTTGTCGTGAAGCCAACCTCGTAGCCAGATAGCAGGAAGATCTTCACGGACAAACCGTTGGCTCCCTGCTGCGTAGTGCCACCAGAACCGCCGTTCTTACGGTACGGAATTTTTACCTGCTTGATGGCATCCTTGATGTTGCTGTCGAACAGGTTCTGGAAATCACCGTTTAGATAGCTGTGAATGGTGCTGCTTTCCAGTTTGTTCGTATTGGCGCTGTCCCATGAGCGTTGCTCATAGATATCCTCCATCAATAGCCATGTCCCATCGCAGCTTGCGTCGTAGATGCTTGATGGCAGCCCCTGATGCACCACCAGCCAGTCCCACGGAGTGCCGTTCAGGTTCAGTTTGATACTGCGCCCAATTTCCAGATCAGACATTCTCGTTCTGTGCGGCGCAGGTCCACGCCTTAAAAACATTCCCATAATGCACAATCCCCCTAGAAGCAGAAGCCGAAAGCCACACCAGTTGCATAGTTCGCGTTGGAGCTGCTGGCGTTGCCACGGAGGACAAAGCAGAAATGCGTGGGGCTGTCGCCATTCGGACCGCGCTCCCACCAGGAGTCCGCACCGTCCTTCGCCCGGCTGTTTCCCGCCTTGTAGTAGTCGTACTGCGTGCCCTCGCCGCTATAGGATTGTGTAATGCTTCCGAAAATCTCGATCTCGCTCAGCAGAAACAGTTTGTCCGCCGTGGTGTTGATGGTAGCACTCCGGTTGCCCGCTGAAGTAAGCTTGTTCACCTCGCGGATGTTATTCCTCACCTCTGTCGGCATCTTGGAGAGAATGGCAGGCAGGTGCGTTTGCCGCATGGCACAGCTCGTCCAGCCGCCGTTGTTTGTTCTGGAGCTGTTCATGTTCTTCAGTTCGCCGTAGCAGTCGTGCAGCTGGAAGGTAAACGGGGCTTTGCCGAAGCCGTCGGAATAGTCGTCGTGATTGATACCGATAATGTCCACCAGATAATCCGTGGAGCCAATCATCATCGCCTTCTGATCTCCAATCTTCCACGTTGTTGGGATGATCTTTTTCTGGCAGGTCTCAATGATCTGTTCCCAGGTATTATCCGCAAAATTTGCCTCATACGGATATTTAATCCCGGTGAACCATCTCGGACTTCTTCCGCTCATCCAAATACCACCACCTTCACGGGGATATTAACCGTCGGGGCTTTGCCGATGCACTGCGCGGTCAAAGAGTTCGCGCCAGTTACATAGTTGTGAATCAAAGCGAAGCCCTCCAAAAACGCCGCGTCCGCGTCCGGGTCCGTGCCCGAGAGCGCAACGTCCCACTGCGGGTCGACGTCATAGGCAGCTTTCAGCCCCGTGATCGTGATCGTCTGCGCCTGGTAACCGTGTGAATCCGCAGCCCAGCCCGAGGCAAGCAGTGTGCCGGTGTACTGTTTGATGTTCATAGGCTCATACACTCCTGTAATCAGCTCGCCCGCCGCGTTGTGCGCCGTCATCCCCTTGAGAAGCGTCTCCGGCGTTACGGTGTCGGCGGTCAGGTCAAGCTTGACTTCGCCGTTAAGGGCGACTTTGTTGACTGCCATCTCAGCCTCCGATCTGGAGCGTCTGCCCTCCTGCGGCGTTGTCGGTGTAGGTTACGGGAATCGCCGCGACAGTCACCTGCGACAGATAGTCATACGTCTCATCCGGCGTCACGACCTGCTCGGCAAAGCTCGGCGTGACGTTCTTGTTCGCCTGAGCCTTGACCGCCTCGCCGCCGTAGCTGCCCACCACGCCGAGAATGGTAATGCCGGACTTGATATTGCCGGGAATGATTTTTGCTTTTTCTGTCGCCTTGATGCGCGCTTTGCCGGAGCCGTCGTGGAAGCCCATTGCAATTGTCGGCTCGTCTTCCGCATCGGCAATCTCTAGCGTCTTTGCGCCGTTGTCCGGCATGGTGCCGGTCAGCTTCGAGCCGCGCGCGTAGAATGTCTTGCCCTTCAGAACCTCCGCAACCGCAGCGTCCGCGTCCTGCGAGTTGACGTCAAACTCGTTCGTGCCGGTGATCGGCGCGCCGGACTTGTCGTGCGCGGTGACCCCCTTTTTGAGATCACTCGCGACAATGGTGTCGCCCGACAGATCGAGCTTGACCTCCGTGCCGACGATCAGTTTGTTTACATACTTGTTTGCCATATGCTCACTCCTAACTGTTCATATACTCGTCGCCCATGATGAGCGTCAGCCCACCTGCGGCGTTGGATACTTCGTACTGTGGAATCTTTGCGACGTTCACGTCGCGGGACAAAAGCCGGTTTCTGGTCGGCAAGACCACCGGCTCGTAAGTCTTCGGCGTTACGTCGTATACGCCCTCATACGGCTTGCTGCCTCCCGTGTAAACCACCTTCGCCGGGGCGATCTTCATCTTGATCTCCGGCTGGGAAAGCGTCATTTTAATCATATCCCGCCTCCTTCAAAAACCGCTTTGCGTCCGTCTGCACGATTTCAGCTGCCATCGGGTTTCCGTCTCCATCCGTTAAGGCAAGCTGTAGCCTTACTGTGCTTGCTTGCAGCCGCATTGCGTCTGCATACGGGATTTTTACAAGCAGGTGCGTTTCGTCGACTACTGTAGGTTCGTACTGGAAGAAGGAACACCCCTGTCTCACATAAAACTCAAGCTTCGTCGCTTTCGTCAGGTCAGTTCCCTCTACTTCCACCGATAAAGCGTTTGCAATTTTCTGAAACACTGAATCACCCCCCTATGTTTTTGGGATTCCGACGACGTAATCCACCACGTAAGAGCCGGAAATCTTCGAAATCTTCACGCGGTCGCCCGCCTTGAACGAAATCGACGTGTTGCATTTGTAATGCTTTTCGCTTGCCGTCGTGCTGCCGTCAAAAATCAGGCTCAAACCGTCGGAATACACCGCGCCGACCGTCGCGAGGTCAAATGTCGGCGCTGTTACCTTCTTTTCTTTCTGCGTCGATAAGCCCGGAATCATGCAATCACCGTCCTTTTCGCTGTGTGCTTCATCAACTCTCCCGCTCCAAGCGTGATGCTCCAAGCGGTTTCTTCATAGATCCCGCCGATATCCGGATGGTCAATGGAGATCGCGTCCCCGATGCCGTGATTTCCCTCAGAAAATGTCTCGAAACTGATTGTTTTTACCGTCTGCTGCGACTCGCTCATCAGCCGGTTCGCGATGGTCTGCAATTCGTCCTGAGATGCAACATTGTCGACCTTCGTCACCTGAACGATTCGCATATTCCGCTTGAATGTTGAGGTCGCGGACGACGGCGATTCGTTGACCGCCGTCGCCACAAGCGCATCTTCCAAGTCCGGATTCGAGCAGACGCACACAAAAACATTCGGCGTAGAAAAGATGTCCGTTTCCTCCGAAGCGTCTGCCGAAATCGGTCTCAAAATCTCCGTCCCGCCGTATCGGTGCTTGATGTTTGCCGCAAGCGCCTGTGTATACGGCTCGATATGGGCGATACCCTGCACGTCGAACCACACAGGCTTGTAGTTGATCTCCGCCAGAAGGTCATTGCAGATCGTCAGATAATCTGTTCCGATCTCCCAGTCCTCGCGGTCTGTGGCAAGCGTTGCCGCAGAAGCTGTCGTGATAGCCAGTGCCACGCCGCACGCCGTCAAAATCTGCTGAACGACCGTCAAGTAAGATGTGCCCTTTGCATAATGCACCCTCGTCTGCGTTTTGTTGCTTTTGAGCAGCCAGCACCGGTCATACGCCTCTACCTTGACCGTCTTTCCGTATTTTGTGACCGCTGTGGTCACCGTCGCGGCGCGGAACACCCCGAGGGGATATTCCGTGCCGTCCACGGTCAAAATCGGCTGAATTTCGTCTGACAGCAGGTCGACAATTGGATTCACATAGAACTCGCCGGAAAAGCTCGACTTGATCTCGCCGGACGCATCGAAATAAACCGTCGGGTCATTTCCCGCCGCCCACGAAAGCGCCGATACCTCTCCGCCCTTTCGTAAAACCGCCACGCGGTAGGATACGTCACGAATCAATGTCGATCACCTCCGCGTAGTCGATCTGCTGAATTGAGAAGTTGATGACGGATTTGTCCGGGTTCACTCTCGACGTGTCGCTTGTCTCGTTCAGATAGCCGATCACCATTTCGCCGGACTGCGTTTTCAGGCACACCAATTCGCCAATCAGCGCGTCAAATCCCGCCTTGTCTTCGTCCGGAAGGAAAACCGCCGTGCCGCCGACCTTCTTTGTCACAAACTCGCTTCTTTCCGCGTGCGGGTACGTGCTGCCATACATGAAAATGTACTGAATATCGCGGTTGATCGCGTTCTGCACCGGCTGATTCTTGAGCCCGCAATGCTTGAGCGTCACTTTCTTCCCGGACGCGATGCCGTAGAGCGTCACATACTGTCCAGTCGTGATCGTTACCGTGACCGCCGAAGACAGCCCATAATTGCTGGAACCGTCAAAGCAGCCGCGCACCTGATAGGTGACGTTCCCGGAGGACAGCTCGTCGGTGTACTGCGTCTGCGTAAGCTTTGCAATGGGCTTTCTGTTGCGGTAAACCAGATAGAAGTCATAGCTGCCGGTTGTCTGCCAGCTTAAGTCTGCCACGCTGGATGCCTGCACGGTGAGCGTGATACTCGCGCCCGGCGTGTTCGTCACAGGCAGCGCCGCCGCGCCCCAATCAGACCACATGCCGTACTGGTTCTGCACACGCACACGCACTGTATGGCTGCCGTCCGCAAGATACGCAGGGCTCGTCCATGTTTTCTCCGTTCCGTAGTGCGTGCCGCCGGATAAAACGCCGTCCAGCTCCACCTGATACGCCTCCTGCTCAGAGGTCTGCCAGCTGATGGACGGGCGTGGACCCGTGCTCTTGATCTGGATGCTCGGAGCCGTCGGCGCGGCAATCACAACGATCTGTGCCGCCTCGCTCCATGCACCCGCAATGCCGTCGGCGTTGTAGGTGCGCACGCGCCAGTATTTGATGCTGGACGTTAACGTCCCGGCAGGGCACGTCCACTGCCGCGCCGAGCCATTCACGGTTGCAAGCGTCTGCCATGTACTTCCGTCTGCGCTTTTTTGCAGGTCTGCCTTGCTCTGCGCCGTACCAGTCGAAATCGAATGCTGCCACTGGAACAGTACGTCCTTTGAGCCATCAATCACCGTATCAACCGGGCTCAGAGGCGCGGCGGTCGGCGTTGCGTCTGCGGTCGAGAGCGTCACCCAGTCGGATGTTGTAACCACGCCGCTGTTCGCCGTGACAGCTACCTGCCACTGGATGCTCGTCGTACCAGCAAAGGTGTTGGCAGGCACCGTGACGCTCTGCGTGTTGCCAGAGACGGAGATTGTGTGAATCGTGCCGCTCGTGCCGGAGCGCCAGCGGAAGACCGCCGAAGCTTGTTCCAGCGCAGCTAGGCACAATCCTTCGTCAGCGGCGTCCCACGAAAAAATATTTGCCTCTGCTTTAACGATAGAGCCAGAAGATGGCGAAACTTCGTTAATTGCAAGCCCGCAAGTTGTAGACTCATCGATGTATAGACGCAAATATGGTCTGTTTGCGCCTTTTGTCTGGATTTCGTATTCTTTATTTGTCCGATAGCGCTCAAGCGCCACGCCTGTCCTTGCCGCTTTTGCAAACAGTGGTCTGGAATGCTCAAACCAATTCGGGATAGCGCCATCAGTAACATAGACGTATCCAAGTAATTCCCCGTAGTCTTGCCGAGAATTATATGTAATACTGTTTTGGTCAAACGAACTTGCAAGCAAAAATGCTCGAAATTCTGCGTAACTACGCGAAACATCGTTGTATGGGGCTTGAATATAAAAGAATAAGGTTGGAGCATATATCGAGGTTGCGTTCTCCAAAAAAATTTTTTTATATTGCGTACCATCGTTTGGTGATTGAAATTTAAGATATAATTGATCATTAAGCACCAGCTTCGCTGGGTTTGACGTATGATCATTAACACCTTGTTGAGCATATTTTAGAATTGCAAAGGCAGATGCATATACTTTGATTTCGGTTGCCAATCACGTCACCCCCATTCTGGCCACTCTTCTCTGGCTCTTGGCGCGGCGGATGAAGTCGTCGATTTCGCGGATTTCATTTGCCTGCACGATAAAGTTGTAGGTATCGCCGCCGGAGAGGCTGCGCCCTTCCTGATTGGTGCCGATGAAGTTTTCGCTTCTCATGCAGATACCCCCATCCGCGAAGTCAAACGCTCATTTTCTGTAATCCGGATGATGTCGTTGAATTGCTTCACCCGGTCGGCATTGATGTTGTAGTAGTTATTTGTCGTGCCAGCTCCGGCGAGTGCCGGAATATGCCCGAAGGAAGACATTCCAAAGGTCATCGTGCCGAAATCGAGTTGGCTTTGAATTCCACGCTTGACATTTGAGAATTCTTTATCAAAGCCCTGTCCGAGTCCTTCCGCCATATATCCGCCAATACCGGCAAAGACCTTAGACGGGGACGCGATGCCGAGGAAGCTTTTCACACCGTCTACAAGCCCCGTGAAGACGTTTTCAACCGTCTGCTTGAAACTGTTCCACATATTCACGAAACCGTTTTTAATGCCCTCGACAATGTTCTTGCCGATGCTTCCCCAGTCAAACGAAAGGAATGTGTCCACGATAGACCGAATCAACTGTGGAATGACCATAACGATATCCGGAATCGCTTCAATCAAGCCAGTTGCCAGAGCCGCAATGATTTTGGGGCCTGCCATGATGATCTCCGGCAGATTGTCGATAATGCCCTGCACGATACCGAGAATCAGGTTCGGAATCGCCGCGATCAGCTCCGGCAGAGCCTTGATAAGCCCATCTGCAAGCGCCATCGTGATTTCCACGCCTGCTTCAAGGATTTTCGGCATATTTGCAATGATCGCCGTGACAAGGTTCGTGATAACGTCCGGGACCGCTGCAATCAGTTTCGGAGTCGCATCTACAAGCCCATCGACGAGAGCCAGAATAATCGCAAGCGCTGCGTCAATCAGGTTCCCGAGGTTTTCCGGGCTAGTCAAAACCTCTACGATTTTAATAATTGCATCCGTTGCGGCGGGAATCAGCTGCGGGAGCGCGTCTGCAATACCCTGTGCAAGCGATACAATGACATCAATGCCAGTCTGTGTGATCTGCGGCAAAAGCTCAATGAGAGCCGGAACGAGCGTGTTGATGACCGTCGGCGCAACGTCCGCAAAAACCGACAGCACGGACGGCAAAGCCGCCATAAGCCCGGTTACAAGGTTTGTAGCGCCCTCTACAAGAGACGGCAGTACCGTGCCCAGAATCGCCGGTAACTGTTCGCTTACCGTTCCGATAAGGGACGTTGTCGCTTCGACGATACGCGGCAAAAGCTCCTGAATCCGAGGAATCAGATTGTTCCCCGCGATGACCACAGAATCCGTAAAGTTCCCGACCAAAACGCCTAAATCTTGGTCAGGGTCTGCCATGCCTGTCACAAGATTCTGCCATGCGGATTTCATCATACCGAACGAGCCCTGAATCGTGCTTGCCGCTTCCTCTGCCGTCGTGCCCGTGATGCCCATTTCCGTCTGCACCACGTGGATAGCATCTACGATGTCCGCATAGCTTGAAATATCGTACTTGATGCCGGAAATCTTCTCTGCGTCCGCAAGCAGCCGCTCCATTTCCGCCTGTGTGCCGCCATAACCGAGCTTGAGGTTATCCAGCATTGTATAGTTCGCTTTCGCAAAGCCTTGATAAGCATTTTGGATGGATGTCATGTCCGTGCCCATCTTGTTTGCGTTATCGGACATATCGGTAATTGCCAAGTTCGCCTTGTCCGCTGCCGCGCTTGTGTCTCCATCGAGAGATTGCAGCAGAGAGGCCGAGAAGCTCGTTACCGTCTCCATATATTCATTTGCGGACAGGCCAGCGGTCTTATATGCGTTGTTCGCATAATCCATAACCTGATCTTGGCTGTCCTTGAAAAGCGTTTCCACACCGCCGACAAGCTGCTCATAGTCAGCATACGCTTCGACCGCCTTTGTGCCGAGCGTCCCGAGCGCCGCCGTTCCTGCCGCAACACCAGCAACAGCCACTTTACCAGCCGTCGCAAGTCCGGATTTCAGTTTTTCCCCGAGTCCGGATGTTTTCTGCCCAACTTCATCAATGCCTTTATTCGCTTCGGTCGTATCCGCACCGATTTTTACAAAAAGTTCAAATAGATTCATCTTTCACCACCAGTCCGCACCGCTTAACAACCTCGGCGGTGATTTCTTCGCAGGTTCGGTTGTCCTGCGGCTTCGGGTCTATCAGGTCGGAATATTTCGCCTGAACAAAGCTGCCGCCCGCGAATTTCGCTGTGTTTTCCGTCATTGTGCGCAAACACTCCGCCGTATAAATGCGGAAGGCTGATTCTTCCTGCTGCCGCTTTACCAAAATCGGCAAAAGGCGAATCAGCCCACCCACGCTTATCTTTGGAGCCGCCAGAAGCGCAAGCGTTACGCTTTCGCCTCCGACGCGCACGATTTGAAAAAATCCAGCATATCCTTGTCCTTGACAATCTCCTGAATCTGCCGCATGGTTTTTAGGACGCTCTGCTTTTTGACCGCCTCGACGGTCGTTTCGTTGACCGCAGCCAGAATACCGAGTGTGTCCTCTCTGTGCTTTTTCAGGATCAGGGGAATCCACTGCCCGATCTTCTTCGCACCGATCGCGTATTTTTCACCGGCTGTCTGAGGCTTCTCTGCGTCAATCTGTGCTTTCAGACTCTCCCGCAGCTCATCGTCCGTCAGGATGTTGAGCGCGTACACGCTGACCTCGCAAAGAACGTCAGCCGCCTTATCCGTGCTAAGTTCCGAAAATTTCATACTTTCTTCTCCTTACGTTTCAGCCGTACCGGCTTTGATATAAACCTCATACGGCACAACGTCCTGCTTCGACATCGAATAGTGCGCCGTGTACTCAAACGCCATCTGCCCCTTGTTCTTGTCCGCCGTTTTCAGCTGGAATCCTCCGGTCGATAGCGCGTTCATAAGACGAATAGCAATGAAACCGCCATTCGTTGCACCGTTCTTGTCGGAATAATCGCCCACAAGCCAGATGTCCGCAAAGTCAGCCGCCGAAAGATCGCGCCGAGGAACAACCTTCGTCGTATCTGTGCCGTCGATGTCAGCCGCCGCCATAAGAGATTTCGCGGAGGCGGTCGTAGCCGTTACATATGTACCGGAAAGTTTCACTTCGACATCGTCCATCCGCTTCATTTCCATTGTGTTCTTGGGGCAATTGTCCACATCCGAGCCGTAGTCGGAATACGTCGGTGTCGCGGAAAATGTAACGCCTCCGGTAGTTGCACCGATCTGGTTCTCCGGTTCAAACGTTCCGGTTGCAGGCGTAAATTCGCTCAAAACAACGCCAGCGTTGATTTGCAGCTGCTTAAACGTATCCGCCGGAATTTTTGTAAATTTCGCCATGAAATCAGTCCTTTCAGTTCGCGGTAATGTATTCGACCGTTACGTTCAAATACCGCCGCTTGATGTATTTGTCGGAATCATCCGCGATGTTCTGGCACCACGGCGTTCCGCGCTTAATCCAAATTGCACCGCCGTCGCACGGAACGAACACGCCGCCAAAACCGATCGCGTCCGAAATTTCCTGCGCTTTGGCATTCGGTTCTGCTTCCTTTTCCGTGTAGTACCACAGGTTCACCGTAAGCCCGATCTCTCCACTATCCCATGCGCCCGTAATAAGCTCATACGTGAGCCACGGGAAAACAGCATCGTCCGGCACGCTGGACGTCGAATAGGCTGTCAGGAACTGCGAAAACCATTCTTGTAGAGCCTGTCCTTTTGTCATGCCGGTAACGCCTTCTTTTCTGCCGTGAAATACTTGAGATCGAAGCTGGCCGAGCGTGGGGACTGCTTTGCCGTCGGTTCCGATGTTACACGGTACGTCTCGCCGGTCGTTTTATCCCGGAAGAAGTCGTTATACTCAATCGGAACGCTTTGCTGAACCAGAACCGAGTAAACGCTTGTAACGCCCTCTTTTTCGGCTCTCCTTGCCTCCATCGACGTATCAAGCGCCTGATAGTTGTAAAACTCCGCGCCTTCCGCCCACGTCGTGATATAGCCGCTCTCGCCGTCCGGCACGCGGCTTTTGTCCAAGAGGACACACGGTCTTGCAAAATCGTCAAGTAAGCTCATATCTTCCTCCATTGGTTCAGGCGCGACTTAAAAACAGACTGCCATGTTACCATTCCAGCGCCGGTTGCAGACCCGCTAGTCGTTTTCGAATAGCTGTACCCGCCGAAACTCTCCGACGTGTACGGGCTCGCGGCGATGTCTCCGTTCTTTTCCTGCCACGCCTTGATTTCCTCTCCCAAGCAGAGAAGTGCAGGAGGAACAGACATCGGCCATATAGAGCCGTCAAATGTCTCGTCTGCCATCGCGTAATCCGGGTATTGGTGAACTCCGTCGTTGAAAACAGAGCCCACCACACGGAAAAACTGTCCGTTTTGCAAAAACGGCAGTGTGATGCTGCCGTTTTCGACCGTGTACGTACCACTGATTCTGTCAGTTTCGAACCAGTTTCGAAGCACGCCACATAATTCAGTCAGCATCACACCGCCACCTCCATTACTTCGCCGTTACCGTCGCGTTGCCGGACTTCTGCGCCTTGTAAGTCGCGTCAGCCTCAACGACTGTGATCTTCTTGCCCGTCGTCGCAGTGATATCGGACTTGCCGTCCCACGTCGACCACGTTCTGACATTCTGACCGTAGGTAACCGTCTCAGCCGACTCACCTACCTTGTACTTGTAGACGTTCCCAGACACTTCCTTTGCCGGGGTAACCGTGATCTTCGTGTCGCCGGTTGCGGTTCCGGCTGCCGAAGTAACGGTCAGTGTGCCGAGCGACGGGGTCTCGTCAATGTCAGCAACGGCAATGCCGTCCTGATACTCCGCGAACAGGGTCATGCCCATGATCGCAAAGGACTCGGAGACCGCCGTGGAGTAGTTGCCCTGCACGTGGAAACCAACCAGGTTCGTTTCGCCATCAGTTCTGTAGTCAAGACCGGCACGGGCGAAATCGCTGTCAGCCGGGTCGATGTAGTATAGGACGATGTTCTCGACCGGAGTCGCAATAACACGACCACGCTTGATTTCTTCGTCAGACAGCAGGAACACGGTGCTGTAGCCCATGAAGTTCTTGATGTACTGGAAGCCGAATTCAGTCTGGATGGTGATATCAGCGCCGCCGAGATAGTCATACAAGTCCATGACGTTCACGAAGCCGACAACGTTTGTCGCGGTTCTGTGCATCTGCTTGAACTTGTTGATAACAGCGCCCTTCGCCATCGCAAGCGCACGCTGCCAGTTGGTTTCGCTGACGCTCAGAAGGCCGGTATTCAGGTAGTCGTAGAACCGGTTCGTGACGTTGGTCTGAAGCTCATACAGGAAAGCTTCGTCGGTCATCGCGACTGCGACATCATAGCCGTATTCCTTGATTGCCTCGATAGAGACCGCCTTCGCGTACTTTTCGACGTTGATGTTCGCATAGTCCTTCTCAATGACCGTCGCTTTGGAGTAGGGAATCTCTTCTCCCTCGCCGACGCTCTGCGCGAGCGTCACGCTTGCGGTCTTGGATTTCAGGACGGTGCCAGGCTGCTTTTTGATGGGGCGCATAATGCCCAGAATGTCGCGCAGGTGCTGCCAGTTCCGCGCAAAGCGGGTTACAAAATCGATTTCACGAGCGGTTACCTGAACGTCGCTCGTCATGGTCAGGTTGTTTTTTGCTGCCATATTATTCTTCCTTTCCGAACAAATTGAGATTTGCGGCAATTGCTGCCTGCCGTTCAGACGCGTCCCTGATCTTAAAGATGTCGTCCCGGCTCATAGCGCCGCCGTTGTTTGCGGGCGGGTCTTTGGTGTCCGCGCCCTTCTGTTTCGTGGTAACGACGAAATCTGCCCACTCTTCCTTGATGGACTTCTTCAAATCATCGGCGTTCTTGATTTTGCCGTCTTCCAATTCAACCGAAGAAAGATCGGTGACCTTCAAAACCGAATCAATGCGCTTTTCGCTGATACCCGCAGACTTCAAAAGTTCCCGATACGCGGATTCCTTCGCGCTCTTGGTTTCCTTCTGCATCTGCTCTCTTTTGTAGTCGTCAAATTCCTGTTTGACCTTGTCGTGCTTATCCTTCCAGCCATCGTCGCCTTTGGCTTTCAGGTTTTCCAACTCCGCCTGTACTCCGGGGAGCTTTTCAGCGTCTGCCTTATACCGCGCGAGATCGCTTTTTAGCCCGTCTACGGTATCGGTGTGCGCCTCAATGATCGTGTCCATCTGCTCTTCCGTCAGCCCCATTCCCTTTAGGAGCTTCCTTGTTAATGCCATGTTCTATCTCCCTTTCCCTTGTCGGCGGTTCTTTGCCGCGACAGAACAAAAAATGTGGCAACAGTCGTTTCTTCACTGTTACCACATTTATACCGCATATTTTAGGCTCTCTTACGCAAACTTTCAGCCATTTTTCAATTCATCCTCTACGATCTGCCGGTATTCGGACGCATGGTCAGCCGCTGCGGGCTTCAAATATGGCTGCGCTTTATTGCCTGCCGTCCAGTGCCAGTTCCCCTTTGCGTCCTGATACGCCCACGGCGTAGGTCTTCCACCCGGATAATACTTACCGGTTCCGAGTTCGACGTATGCAGCATATTCCGTGTCACTTCCGATGTATGCAGCTGGTTCCCCTTCATTTACGCGGTGCGTGATGCTGTTCCTCAGATTTCCGGTATCGACCGGGCAAAGCCGCTTTGCATACTTTTCAGCCGTCATGCCGATCTTTTCGAGGGCGCGAATCAGCGCGTCGTGCATAGCGGACTTCACTTCTTCGGAATTGTCGATAAATTCAACGTTCATCGCCTTCTCCTAAAATATTTATCAACAATACTTAATACCTCGTCTGCGTACTGATTCGAGGCACCGCCCAATTTGGCATAAGCAAAACATTCTGCAAGAAATTCATTTTGGTTTGAAAACGCATACTTCCCGAGTTCTTCCGGTTTGTCCTTTTTTGCCTTATTGTAAACCGTTTCGATTTCATCCCAAAAATTGATCTCTTCCCCATACCCATAAAGGCGGCTTGTCAGTTCTTCGGATAGCGTATGAGCAAATTCGTGCGTTGTTGTATATACCCCGATTTGCCGTCTACCCAGGCGCGGGCTTTCGCCTGCTGCCGCCGACTTTCTCAGCTCCGCAAACAAACTGTTCCGATCTTTATAATACTTTTTTGGATATTGTAGAGAAACTTTTTCCGCTCTTGCCCCGGATCGTTTTACTTCTCCGAGTGCCGCTCTTCCAGATGTAGTTACAATCTCGCTAAAATGATATCCATATTCATCTCCAAGCCGAAGAATCTGCTCCATATTCTCTTTTGCAAGGTCTAACTCCATGCCAGATAGGTCAACTAATTTCTTCGTCTCGTCCTGAACAATTCTCGAAATGTCAGAAACCTTGTCTGCATTTCTAATTTTTTCAACTGCTATGCTCAACCTATCGGTGCCTGTTTTTTGTTTCCATCCTGCCCACTCGGCATAAGTCATATTTTCAATCAGATCATTTTGCCCTGTCTCTTGATTCCTGGCGCGGCGCTGTCCTCTGGATGTGCCAATCCCCTCTATCACAGATACCAGCGTGCAGCGACAGTTGTATATTTCTTCCGGTCTTCCTTGCGGGTCTCCTGGGAAACGGCAACCATTAGAAAACTTCTTATCGTTATCCACGACTTCACCATCGAGCATCGCGTGAGAATGGCGCGTTCTTCCGTCCAGCGTCGCCATCCACTCTTTGCGGCATTTAATCCCCATCTTTTCAGCCGCAAAGTAAGAATCCATCCGTCCGGCGTTCTGCGCGCCCGTGACTGCCGTTCGAGCTGTCCGGATAGCGGAATCGCGGTTCATGGTGACAATTCTGGATTGTAGATCATCTGCCATGTGCTTAATGCTCTTGCCCTGCAAAATGGAGCTTGTGACGCTGGCTGTGATCTGCTTTTTGCCCCATGCAAGATCAATTCCACGCTTTAACGCTCTTTTCGGCGGGTAATACGGCATAAGCTCCGGCTGTTCCACAATCAAGCGCTTTACAGTCTGTTCGTCCCATAAATCAAAGCCGACATCGCCGGTCACTTGCTCTATGGTGTACGCCGCGAAATTTCGATTCAAACTGTAAATTCCCGGCGTTGCATCGTTGACATACGCAACAGCAGCAGCGTTTGCATTTGTCATGCGCTCTGCGACCTTATCCCGTAGCGACTCAAAGCGCTTTCCACGCCCGATCTGTGCAAGCCGCCATTGCTTGTATTGTTCCTCTGTGATATCGCCAACGTCCATCCGTGCCTTTTCGGCTTCGTCACGGTCTGCGAACTTTGTGAAATACTCCTTGATGATGTCCGTCAGACCGTCATACGCTTCTTTGTAAGAATCATATATCCGCTTTTCGAGCGCCTTTAACTCTTTTTCGGTGAGGTCGTATCCCTTATCAGGTCTCATCGTTCACCATCTCCGGCGGCTCGAAGCTGCGCTCAATATCCTCTGCCGCTTTTCTTTTCAGAATTTCGGCGACTTCTTCCTGCGTCAGCCACGGGAGCTTGTTCAAAATTGTCTCATCGTCTAGGTAGTTTGCCGCAAGAAGCACCATCTGCGTTTGTTCCAGCTGATTTGTTACCTTAGAGCGAGTAAAAGACGGGTCATCTTCAATCCCGACGATTTTGAAAAGTGCCTGTAAGAAATCAATTACGCAGTATTCGAATTGATCGACCTTGTTATCCATCGACTGATATGCCGCATTGATCTCCGTCGCTGTTTTCTGCCCGCCTTGCAGTTTTGTAACGTCCAACATCTGAAAATCTCGGTACAGATCGTCGCTGATTCTGGAAAGAAGCGCTTCCCGAGCTTCAACCGGGATTGTGAGCGTATGAGCCTCTGCCTTCGCGCCGTCATCGTCCACAAGACCTACGCCAATTCTCCGCATGGACTCTTTGAACCGTGCCATACCGATCTCGTCCATGCCGCCAGCATTGGAAATTGTCCAGTAAATAACGGATGCATCATCAACCGTATTCGCAAAGCCGGATTTGATCAAATCGTAGCAGTCAATCGCCTCGCGCTGTCCGACCAGTTCAGACTGCTTTGCGCGGTTCCCGTACATGGGAATAATAGGGAAGCCCGGATAATTCTGATACGCCAGAAGTTCGGTCCCGTCAATCTCAGAAGTCGCTTCCACAGCCACATAGCCGCGCTTCGGCTCCAAAATCATCATTTCTTCCCCGCTCCGTCGGATGTACTGTGTAAATCCGTCAGGTTCGAAGAGAGTAGCACGCAGCGGCTTGCTTGTGCATACTTGCCAGAAACGAATGCCCGACCGAAGCGCTCCGTTTTCCTCATCCAGAAGCGGAACAAATTCTGTCACATCAAACACTTCAAGGTGATCGAGATTCCAGAAACCATAGGAAACGCCGCCGACAAGCGCGTCGTGCGCTGCGTCTTGGAGCCGTGTGTCAAACCCAGCGCCCAACTTCGCTTTGTTTTCCTCTTTTTTCAGTGTCACGCCGTTTCCAAGCAAATACTGCGTTTCCTGCGTGATGAAATTTGCAAAGAAATTGCTCCGAAGCTTATAGTTCGGACTGTAGTTGTCCGGAATGACTTTCCCGTTGAGCGTATAAAGCAGCTTTTGAAAATTAGCAATCGTCACATTCCTGTGCGCGTCATACTCCTTCGCAATAACCGCCTGTTTGTATAAATCCGAGTCTTTGTGATTATTTATCGCGGACAGAATAAATTCCATCCGCTCCCGGTCAGACTTTTCCGCAACCTCTAAAAAATCCTGATATGTTTTCATCTTTTACCTCACCGCGCCAGTTCAGGCACGAACGAATGCTCTTTGAACGCCTTTTTCAGTACCGTCATAGCCATATACCGAATATCGTCCATCGCGTGGTCGTTGTCCTTTATAACTTGATCTTCTCTTGCTTTGTCGTCCCACCGGTACAGCCCAAATTCACGTATGGAGTTCTCGCAGCTTTCGTGTATTTTTATTTTCCCATTTTTGAGAAAAGCAGACACGGTTCGGATTCCGTTCATTACATCGTTATCCGCGTGCCTAACTTTGAACCGCCCGCGTCTCCGCAAGGCTTCGATAAACGACGCTGCCGAAGGGTCTACGACGACCGCCGATATTGTTCTGTCTCCCGCCAACTGTTCCACCATGTCGCAGTACTCTTCGTCGGTCTTCTGGTGGTGTTCGGCTCGACCGGAATAATATACTTCCGCCACTCGAACCGCGCATTTTTTCGTGACCCTCCAAAGCCCAGCGGAAAACGGGTTTCTCGTTCCGTAGTCGATGGAAATGTAAAAGTCCCCGTCATCCGGGCCATCATGCACGATGCAGTTTTCTCCAAACATCGGATACACAAGCCCTTCTGCGATTACCCAACGCCCGAGAATGTATCTGTCGTAGAATACGCCGGAATACATTCCTTTCGTCCGCTCGATCATCTGCGGAGTAAGAATTGGATTGTCTTCCAGCAGGAAGTGGATGTGCTGCGTGTTCTCGCGCGGACGCTCAATCCACTCTTTGTAGAACCAATGGCTCGGGCTTTCCGGATTGCAGTTGAAGAAGTATTTCGGATGTTCAAACGAAATCGCACGGGAAAGCGCCTGCTCCACAAACGAACGCGGCATAAGTGCCACTTCATCGAACAGCACACCCGCAAGTGTAATGCCCTGAATGAGCATATACGAGCTTTCGTCCTTGCCGCCGAACAGATAAAACCAGTTTGTCTTGTTTCCGCTTCGTACCGTGAGAATCCTCGTCGAAACTTTATAACTCATCGACAAAGCCGCGCCTAACCCATCGACCTCCATCAATGGCTTTAATATGTTTCTTTCCGCCGCCTGAACCGTCTTCCCGCAAATGGCGAAATTCGTATGATCGTAGTTATTCATCGCCCATAAGACGAACGTCAACGCCATAATTGTTGTTTTTCCGGAACGGACAGAGCCATCACAGATCAGCGCCATATCCTCCGACTGTGCAAACTCCATGATCTGCCGTTGCTTTTTCGATAATGGATTAATCTGCATTTCCGTTGCCCTTGAGCGCCAGAATCAAAGCCGCCAAAGCTGCCGGGTCTCCGCTCTTTTCGCTTGCTCCGTCTGTCTGGTCTAGGTACTGTTTTCCTAGCCAGATTGCCATATTTGCATTCTTTTCCGCAAGCTTCCATTGGCTTCTTCGTAAGGAAATTTTCCCTGCTCCGCGCTTTTGCCTGAAAACTTCGGAGAAAAGTGCGCCATATGTCCGTTTACACCATGAATCCAGCGTTTTGTCCGTGATTCCGAACCACCCGCAGATTTCCTCGAGTGTGCATTGGAGTGCGCACAGGTTCTCGAACTGCTTCATGTCTATTTCTTTTCTCGGTCTCCCCATAACCGCCCTCCTTTCTCCTCTGGCGTTTAATAAACTTCTCCATGTCCCGCTTTAGATATGGGCTATTTGTTTTGGCAATAATTGCCTGTGCTTCTTCAATCGTCATTCCCAAGCCCTGCCACGATTTTCTTTTCTCTGTCGGAAAGTTCCCACACGTTTGTATTACATACTCTTACTTTCTCGGCGGCAGCCTTTTCCGCAGCAGCCTTTTCCGATAGCAAAAAGCCGGAGCCGAACAAGCCTTTCCCCGACGCTTTCTGTGCGTCAAGCGCGCGGATAAAATGTGCATCTCTTTCTCTAATTTCAAGGCTTACGCCGTGAGCTGCCATATAACACAGCATCGTTGCTGTCAAAACCTCATCTGGATATCACAACACACCCGGAAGGGTATTTCTCGCTTTTATAATCTCCGCCCGGATAAAACGGGCGCACAATCGCGGCATTGCCAATTTCGTACTTCTCGGCCACCCAATCTCTTACTGCGTCGTAGATGTTATCCGGCGTGTAGCAATCGTCCGTTGTTTTCTTCGCCTCGAACTTTTCAAGGAAAGCTTGGTAGTCCTCATCATCGTCTGAAAGCTCTCCACGCTCCATCCTTTCCCGGAACTCCTGCTCTCTTTGCTCGTTGGTCATTTCTTCAATTTCGGATTCGTCCAGCTCCGGGAAAGAAAAGTCAAAATCAAACGCCGACAAATCCAACTCCGGCAGTTCACCTTTCAGCAGGTCAAAGTCCCAGTCGCTCTCGTTGCTCTTGTTATCCACCAGACGAAGGGCGTTTACCTGCTCCGGTATCAGATCGTCCACGCAGACACACGGCACTTCTTCCATGCCCAGCTTCTTTGCCGCCAGAGCGCGGCAATGACCGATTACAATCACACCGTCCCGATCAACTACAATCGGCTGAACAAAGCCGTACTGCTTGATGCTTTCTGCAACGTTGTTGATCTGCCGTTTATCGTGTTTCTTTGCATTCTTCCCATAAGGCGTAATGCTATCTAGTTTCAAACTCTTTACTTCCATTTCATCCCTCCTTATTCACCCTTCCAATCTTCCTTTTCACGCTCCACCGGATTGCGGTTTCCGGTGGAGCTCATAAAAAGGAGGTTCCGCAGTACGCTGCGTAGCCGTAAGAAGGATGAAAGCGCAGAGGATACACCTCTACGCTCTCAACGATACACTATGTTTAAGGCTCTCTTACGCAAACTTTTGAATATAAACCACGTTTTTCTGCCACCAAGTAGATAAACTGCCTATGCCATTCCTGAGCGGTACGCTCCGAAACATATACCACCATAGCAGCGCCCTGTAGGGTATGTGTACGCTTCCAGAGGACCAGATCAATAAGCTTCAGCCGTTCCGCGCCATCTGGAAGCTGCTTTGTTTCTTCGACAGCAGCATCTACCGCGTCGATTTCCTCGCGCGTCATAAGCGTACCGCCCTTGTAGCTTCGTACCATCCATTTTGCGTAGCCCCACCACCCATAGCGCGGTTTGCTCACCACATCAACCTCCTATCTACCTCCTATCTCCCCGAACTCCCGAACCCATTGTCCTCGCGTTCCGTCTTCTCGAGTGAGCTGACCACTTCCAGCTCCGGAAGGATACAGGGCAGTATAACAAGCTGCGAGATCTTATCGCCCCTACAGACCTTGTAAGGCTTGCTTCCGTGGTTGTAGAGCTTGACCATGATGCTTCCGGTGTAGCCGACGTCGATGACCCCTTCGCTGGTGATTCCGTGTTTGACATTCAGACCGCTTTTGCTCTTGAGAAATCCCACGGTGTTTTTGGGCAGCTGGACATGCACGCCTGTATCAAACAATTCGCTTTCTCCGGGATAGATGTAAACGTCGTCGCTCGCCGAATACAGGTCTAACCCCGCATCGTATTCATGCGCCCTTGTGGGCATGAACGCCAACAAATCTAAAACAATTTTCATTTTTCCCACCAATCCTTGATTGTATCGTTCCGTTCGAAAAACGGCTGAAAGAACGGACCGCAGAGCTTCTTAAGACTCGAGTCAAGCCGGTGAATTGCATCGTCGGATTCCTTCTTGCCCAGCCATGCCACGCCGTATTCTGCGTCAAGCTGCTCCATTTTGTCCAGAAGTTCCTTTGCCTTCGCCGGGCTTTTGAGCATGCCCAGTTCATGCGCCGCCACAAAGAAAAGATCTACCACCTTCTGCTTTCCTGCCTCCATACCGGCGGCAAAATAAGCCTTGTTGCTTCTGCGAATACGCTTTGCCAGATCGTTCATTGCACTCATAGCTGTATCCCCCTTATGTACTTATCAAAATACGTCACTGCCACCGCCATCGCCGCCCACATATCCGCTGCGAACCCGTAAAAGAAACCGGGGTTCTTCTTTGTTCCTTTCCCATAATTCGGCTGGCCGGGCGCGTAGCGGTCGACGAGGGCTTGTCTGATGTTCGCATCCTTCGCCGACGCTCTGCCACATAAGTAAAGCTTTTCTTCCCGGCGGAAGATCTTCTGTATCTGGTAGCACCGCTGGAAAAGCTCGGCATATTCCCAAAATCGCCCGATCCAAAAGCAGGTGTCGAACACTTCCTGCCCGACCGGCATACCCATTCCGGCAACCATTTCGATTGCCAGGTGCTGATACTCCCGGCAGAGAACGGGGAATATCTTCCCGTTCGGAACTTTACCAACGTCCAGCACCTTCCGGATTTCCTTCCCGTCGTGCTCCACCAGCACATAGCCGGATTGGATGTTGCCGGGGTCAATCGCAAGAATTGTTCCCACCTTGCAGCCTCCTTCCGGTCTCGCACGGCTTCATCTCGTCGCAATCACCGTATTTCGCGCAATGTGCTGCAAACAGCCCCTTGAACTCCGGCAATTTGTCGATTACAAGGCAGCACATCATTTTCACAGCCTCGCGCAGGATCGCGTCCAGCCGTTCTTGCAGCCAGTCTGCCTCCGGACCGCAGCCGTATGCGCCGTCAAACTCCGTGTCCAACTCGGACACGCGGCACGCCAGACGGTAAAGCCGCTCTTCGCCGAAGCCCTCCTGCGCGAGCGCTGCGAGAAACATGTCGGAGACTTTCTGCATACCTGCCTCCACGCCGATCTCCATCGCCGCCCGCCCGACGGCGTCCAGCTGGTCAACGTACCTCATCGCGCATCCTCGCTCGATACTCCCGCCAATTCAGAACTGCTCGAATCTGTGCCGACCGCAGCCGCCCCATTAGCGCGTTTCGGTCGCGTGCGGCGCGGTTCGCCTCGTTGCGAGACAGCCCCAGCACGCCCATGCAGAGCTTTACAAATCGTTTTTTCGTCATTTTGCGCCTCCAGTTTCCATCGGGGAAATGAACTGTTTGTTGAGATAGGACTCCGCGGGCGGATAATACGGCTTGCACTTATCCGCCACCATCCAAACCCAGTGGTCGTCTTTCCAAATCAAAAACGCGCTATTCTGCGGGTATACGGCATATACCCAGAAAACGCCGCCCGTCAAAAGCTCAATCTGAAACATCGTCGTTCCCTCCATCCATCTTCGCCCCGCACTTACCGCAGAAGTTGTGCCACCGTGAGCACAGCGTTGCGCCGCATATTG